TCCACAGATCCCCCTCTGTCATGATTATTTTTATGAGGCCCCAATATTCGGCGGTATTGCTGTAAATATAAGCCCTAAAGTATTGACTTAGTGTACATACTAATGTATATGCTAAGGTAGTTTTGCTATAAAAAGAGTATACCTATGGAATCTCGGAAGATTGAGATAGCTAATCAGGTTGATGTGTCCAATTCCCTCAGTTTTGATCCCGATACGGGCTTAGTGGTTGATTGTTTGATCCATCCTTTGGGTGATGATGATCCGATACATGAGCAGTACCGTTTTGAGAGCATGGTTGATGAGACTATTGAGCTCGGGAAGTACTCTGAGGACTATCAAAACCTGTATTGTGTGGCGCATGAGCTTAATAGGCATTCTGAGCGGGTGCGTGATTGCGCTAACCGTCTTGAGGATGCGAATTTAGTGGATGATATGTTTAATGTTGATCTAGATGACTTGCTCGATGTGGACATGGATGATTGATAGCCTTCCCGGATCACTTGGCCGAGGCCTCTGGCCGCGCAACGAACCGCTCTAGTGGTCGCGCGGGGGAGATACTGGCGAGCTACTACTTAGAAAGATGCGGTATGCCGTGCTCTATTGTGGACCGCTTTGGTACGGACATCTGGGCCCGGGGACCGGGCGGACAGTATTTCTCTGTAGAGGTTAAATCAGCACGGACTCAGCCCGCGATTCCAGATTCCTATGTTTTTACTGCTAAATCCAAAAAAGCAGACCAGTTTGTGCTGATCTGCTCTGATAATTCATTAATTCGTATTCTATCGAGGGACGCCCTTATGCGCCTATGCCCCGCCGGGTCATTTAGGCGCAAGGGCTCCTACTTTACCGAAGAGCTTATGTGGGAAGATATAAGCCGTCTTAAGGCGGCATACTCTTAAGCGTAAGCTTTAAAGTAGGGCTATACTATATAGGACTGCCCGGGAGTGTACTTCCCACTATATCATGAATAGCTCACTTTGTAAATACCCTTACTGTTGACTTCAGCCCTAAATATGATATAATGGATATTAGATGATCAATTTGATCTACATCCGTGCTGCCATTGAGCAAGCCACGGGACACCATCTAACTTTAGAGCGTGTAAGGGAGCTCCTCGTAGAGGAGGGCCTTATCACTGCAAAGCAAGCTAGAGAGAAAGCTACCATCTTCAGCGGCTACCGGGTTTTCTATTCTTACGATTCCGCATCCAAGGATACCAAGGATAAGAGCGTTGATGAGGGTTTACCGGATAACTGTATTTAGGAGAACTTGAGATGCCACAAGGTAAGGGGACTTATGGAAGTAAGGTTGGTCGGCCACCGAAGGATAAGAAGAAGTCTGCAAAGATGAACTACGGTGGCATGGCTAAGAAGACTGCACCGAAGATGATGCATGGTGGCATGGCTAAGAAGAAGACTTCTAAGAAGGCATAGCGGGTATTAAATACTACCATAAGTAAGACGTTAATAGAGATGATATAATAACCTTAACGCAATGGAGGTTATTATGCGGAACTACTTACACACAATATGGAAATCTATAGACGCTCGCCAACGCCGCAGGGCGGCATATTGGCAGTTAAAGCATCTTTCAGACAAGAACCTTAAGGACATAGGGCTAACTCGCGGAGAGATCTACTACGCCTTATATCACGGTAAAGGATAGGGACATGTGATGTGGATCGGGGTGATACTACTATGCACTAATATGCAGTCGGTCCACAGCTGCCAAGCAATGGTCCGCAACACACTTCTTTTTGAGAATGAGAACGAGTGCCGTGAAACGGTGCCTCAAGAATTAGATCAAATGATCTCTAAGTTTGGTGGCTGGGGACATTCTAATTGCTTACCTCTCCCAACCTACGGAGTGGCACTTTAATATAGCTCTGGGGAGGGCATATAGTGATAGACCCTCTTTCAGCAATGGCCGCAGCCGGTCTGGCATTTAACACTTTTAAGAAGGTCATTGGCACTGCCAAGGATGTCGAATCCATCTCTAAGACTTTGGGGGATTGGTATGGTGCCTGTGCAGATGTAAATGCTGCCGAGCGCCAAAGAAACCAGCCTACGTTTCTTGAAAAGATGTCTGCTGGTACGGATAATATAGACGCTGAGTCTATTAAGATCCTAATGCATAAGAAGACACTCTTAAGTAGGGAAAAAGAGATCAAGTTCCTCTTAGACATGAAATGGGGTCATGGTACGTACACCGAGCTTTCAGATATGCGTAAGCAGATGCGTGAAGAGCGCAGACAGCAAGAACATGCTCGGATCGAGACTAAGAGGCAGATAGCTAACAACTCTGCCATAGCAGCTCTATCCACCGCAATTCTAGGTGTGCTGGGGGGAGGTGTGTACCTCCTGATGGTATCACTATGAATGCAATTTTACCGCTTATCCTTATCGGGTCTCTGGTTAACCCCGAATACGTTACCTGCAGCTTATGGAAGCGCACTGAGGGCCGAGATGGCAAGGTTTGCATCTATCGAGGTGCCAACGGAACAATCGCTTATCATTACGCTCAGCGCAGTTTCACTGAGTGTCCTCGGCAGTTCCAATGTCGTTACGCGCCTAATTCTAAAGCTAAGATTACAATCAAGGATATCATGAAAGGTATATCGGATGGCTTTTGATATTACAGGTATATCCTCGATGTACCGCCCACCAGCATTTCGGGACGTTCAGCCAGCCAATATCCCTATAGCACTTGGTCACAATAAGAACCTTATCCCGGCGGTTGTACCGCCGACAGCATACGACCTTACATATGACCGCTTTTCCCGCCTAGTGCCGAAGGTATCCCTCGGTAACATGGTTAACTTGGTGGTGTAATTGTGGCTACTGCTAAGAAGTATTCTAAGGTTGTTAAGGACCCCAAAACAGGCCGCAAGAAGACTGTTAGATATGGGGCTAAGGGCTACAGCATTTCTCCCGGGACAAAGCGGGGAGACAGCTACTGCGCCCGTTCACACGGGCAGATGAAGAAACATCCTAAAGCAGCTAAAGACCCAAATAGCCCACTGCGTTTATCTAGGGCTAAATGGAAATGTAGCGGTAAGAAGTCGAGGCGTAAGTAATGTCACTAGTAAAAAATATGAATGCTCGTAAAAAAGCTGGGACTTCACGGCCAAAAAAGAAAAGCACAGTGTCCCCTAAAGCCTACAAGGACATGAAGGCTGGTTGGCCTAATTCTGCAAAGAACAAGGCTAAAAAGAAATGACTGATGCGCGATTGAAGCGCATGGAGGACAAGTTGGATACTTTATCCGAAGCAATTGTCCAGATGGCTCGCATGGAAGAGCGCATGATATCGCTTTTCAAGCGACTTGATCGTGTCGATGAGACCTTCAATAAATTAGACCAACGTATGGATCAGCTTGAGCAAACCAGCATCAAGCGCGGTCAAACCATAGCCTTCGCTGAACGATTGTTTTGGATCGTTATGACCGGGGCTGTGGGCTTAATATTTATATATTTAAGGTAGCCTATGGAAAAGAAGAAAAAGGCGCTCACAGAGCGACAGGAGCTGTTTCTTGATAAGCTCACTGGGGAGGCCAATGGGGATCTCCGCACAGCAATGACTATGGCTGGTTACTCCGAGGCCACTGGTATCAGAGAAGTCATACGCCCCATACAGGACGATGTGATTGCCGCTGCATCTATGATGATGGCGGTGAACGCTCCTAAAGCAGCTGCTAGCATGGTGGGGCTTCTCACAGACCCTAACGTGCTTGGGGCCCGTAACTTAGTGGCGGCATCTAAAGAGATCTTAGATCGAGCTGGCGTTGTTAAGAAAGAGACTCTGGAAATTAAAGGAGCTGATGGAGGTCTGTTTATCTTGCCCCCGAAACAAGATGAGTGATCCTGATTTCCCAACCAAATACCGGGCTAATAAGACTGCCCGTATAGCTTTCGGCTACATGCCATCTGAAGATGACCCTCTGGTTCTAATTCCTGATCCTTTCTTTATGCCGTTCATTAAAGAGGCATTGGATTTCATAGACGCTAAGGGCTCTCTGCGAGAGACCGCTGCTTACCTTACAGAGAAGACTGGGCAGAAGATTAGCCATCAAGGCATTAATATGATCTGGAAGGATCGTAGAGGCGGCGACCCCAAAAACGCTCGAGAAAAAGCTCAACGCAAACAGCGCAAGAAGTACGCTCCTAAAACTGGCCCTGAGAAGGCTAAAGCTAAAGTTAAACGCAAGGCTGCAGATGCAAAACGCACTCTGACCATGCAAGAGAAGAAGCTCGCTAACTGGGTAGACTACAAAAAAAAAGAGTCCCCAGAGGATGTCGCTCAGCCGATACACAGCGAGCTCCCCGCGCCTCCAACGCTTTCGGACACGCTAGATTTCGAGGCAGCTCCAAGTGAGCGTGAGGTGGTTTTTACGCCTAATGCGGGTCCACAAACTGAGTTCCTCGCAGCTATGGAACGCGAGGTTCTATATGGAGGAAGCGCTGGTGGGGGTAAAAGCTACGGGCTGCTTGCAGACCCCTTAAGGTACTTTGGAAACAAGAACTTTAGTGGCCTTATTCTTCGCCGCACCAATGACGAACTAAGAGAGCTTATATACAAATCTCAAGAGCTTTACCCCCTTGCCTATCCCGGGGCTAAATGGATGGAAAAAAAGTCTCAGTGGGTTTTTCCTAGCGGAGCTAAGCTATGGATGACCTACCTTGAAAGGGAAGATGATGTTCTGCGTTACCAAGGCCAAGCGTTCAGTTATATAGCTTTCGACGAACTCACGCAGCACCCTAGTCCATATGTATTTAATTACATGCGCTCTCGATTACGGACTACAGATCCTGATCTACCCATATTTATCCGTGCCACAACCAACCCGGGTGGCCCCGGACATGGT